AAAAATAGCATAATGGACACAGTACGCTTACAACCACCACAAAGTTTCGTAATTAAGCCTGAAGTAGGTAAATTACTATTATTCCCTTCTTGGTTACAACATATGGTTTACCCATTCTTTGGCGAAGGCGAAAGAAGAACTGTAGCGAGTAACCTTAATTGTTGGGATATACAACAACAAACTACATCGACACAGGAGATGCAATGACAGAAGAAAGCAAAGCAAAAATAGGTGATAAAGAAATATTAGAATCAGAAATGACTGATCAACAAAAATATTTAGCAAAACAAATAACTGATTTAAGAAATAAAGAATCAGAAATTAAATTCCAATTAGATCAAATTTCAGCAGCTTTGACTGTTTTTCAAAATACTTTTATAGCTTCAACTCAAGAAAAAGCTGATGAAGTTTTAGAAAAAGATAAATAATAATATGAAAGTTTCTCAAGACCCACTAACAGAAATACGCACTCACGAACGTGAATGTGCTATACGTTACGAACATATAGAAAAACGTCTTGAAGAAGGTTCTGAAAAGTTTAAAAGATTAGAAAGCTTACTTTGGGGGGTTTATCCTTTTATAATTGGTTCTATAGTTTTAACAAAATTTATATAAAACAAAAAGATGCCTTTACAAAAATTAATATTTAGACCAGGAATTAATAAAGAAGCTACTGACTACGCTAATGAGGGTGGTTGGTTTAATTCTAATTTAGTACGTTTTCGTAAAGGTTTACCTGAAAAAATAGGTGGTTGGGTAAAAGCGGGTTCTAATTCTTTTCAATCCACAGCTAGAGCGTTACATGCTTGGGTTGATTTAGCAGGTACTAAATATTTAGGATTAGGTACTACTTGGAAATACTATGTAGTAGAGGGTGACGTTTATAGTGATATTACCCCTATACGAGCAACAACCACTAATGGAATTGTTTTTGCAGCTACTAACGGTTCTTCAACTATAACCGCAACTGACTCTGATCATGGAGCAGTTACTGGAGATTTTGTAACTATATCAGGAGCAGCTTCTTTGGGTGGGAATATTACTGCAGGAGTTTTAAATAAAGAATATCAAATAAATTCAGTACCAACACTTAACACTTTTACATTTGTAGCAACAGCTACAGCTAATGCCAGTGATAGTGGCAACGGTGGTTCGGGAGCAGATGCAGCTTATCAAATAAATGTAGGATTAGATGTTTATGTTCCTTCTACTGGTTGGGGTGCAGACTATTGGGGTGCAGGTACTTTTGGCAGTGTTTCTGCTTTAACAGCAACAAATCAATTACGTATTTGGTCTCATGATAATTTTGGTGAAGATTTACTTATAAATGCTCGTGGAGCAGGTGTTTTTTATTGGGATGAAAGCAATGGATCAAATAATAGAGCAGTAGCTTTGTCTGATTTATCGGGTGCTAATTTAACACCTACGTTAGCATTACAAGTTATGGTTTCCGATATAGATAGACATGTTATTTGTTTTGGTGCAAACCCTTTAAATGCAGGAGGCACTGCTAGAACAGAAGCACTAGACCCTATGTTTATTGCTTGGAGTGATCAAGAAAACGTAGAAGAATGGGAACCATTACCAACAAATACTGCAGGATCGTTTAGACTTTCTGCTGGTTCAGCTATTGTTGGGGCTATACGATCTAGACAAGAAACTTTAATTTGGACAGACACTTCTTTATATTCTATGACTTTTGTAGGACAACCTTTTACTTTTAGCGTAAATTTAGTAAACGAAGGAGTAGGTTTAGTAGGACCTAACGCTATGGTTAACACTCCTAAAGGTGTTTTTTGGATGGATAAAAAAGGGTTTTATACTTACACAGGACAAATTCAAGAGCTACCTTGTAGTGTAACCGAATATGTTTTTAGTGATTTAAATCAAATACAAAGTTATCAAATATTTGGTTTTGTTAATAAAGCTTTCGATGAAGTTGGTTGGTTTTATTGTTCAGCGAGTAGTACTTTTCCAGATCGATACGTTACTTATAATTATGAGGAAAATGTTTGGATGATTGGAGAACTTTCTAGAACGTGTTGGTTAGATGAGGGTATTTTTTCAGAACCAAAAGCTACAGAATCAATTAATGATGTAGGCTATATTTACAACCATGAAACAGGAGTAGATAACGATGACGCAGCTATGACTAATGTATTTATAGAGTCTAGTGATTTTGATTTAGGTGAGGGAGATGATTTTCAATCGATAAGTAGATTAATTCCTGATATAAAATTTAATGGAGATGCTGATACAGGAGCTGATGGACAAACTTTAGATATTGTTTTAAAACGAAGAAACTTTCCTGGAGAAAGTTTAACAACCGCACTTACAACAGCGTGTACCTCAGTTACTACTAAAGTAAATACTAGGGTACGAGGAAGACAAGCGGTTTTAAGAATTCAATCTAATGATACAGATACTTCAGCTGTTGGTATGAGTTTTAGATTAGGAGCTACGCGTATAGATGTACAACCCGACGGTAAAAGATAATGTCTAAATTGTTAGAAACAAAACTCCCTACTGCAATAGGACCTCTTTCTCCAGAAATTTTTAATAGATTAGTTAGGATACTAGAACTTAGTTTAAACAAAGTGGACGTTAATTCAACAGTTAATGTTAATGAAACTGAAAGAAATCTTAATCAATTTAACACAGGAGATATAATTTGGAATTTAGCTACCCAACAACTTCAACTTTGGAATGGTAGTCAATGGGTTGATATATACTCAGGGACAGAAAAAGGTGTTCAAGGTAATGCTAAATTAGGAACGGTTAGTGTTTCTACAGGAGGAAATACTATTATAGCAATAGGTGAGGTAGCAACAGGATACGGCACAGAAAACTGGTATACATAATATGAATATAGAACAACTTAAAAAAGATTTAACTTTAGACGAAGGGTGTATAAATAAAATCTATTTAGATCACTTACGTTTTCCAACACTAGGTATTGGTCATTTAATAACTAGTAAAGATGAAGAATCAGGTATGCCTGTAGGAACCGAAATCTCTGAAAAAAGAGTGTTTGAATGTTTTGAAAAAGACATAGAAATAGTATGTATAGAACTAGATAGAAACATGCCTTGGTGGAAAAATTTATCAGAAGAAAGACAATTAGTTATGGCTAACATGTGTTTTAATTTAGGAATGACTAGGTTAAGTAAGTTTAAAAAATTTTTAAAAGCTATGAAAGAAGGTAAGTGGGAAAAAGCATCTATTGAAATGATGGACAGTCGTTGGGCTACACAAGTTGGTGATAGAGCTGTAAGATTACAAAAACGAGTATTAACGGGAGATTAGATGAAAGGTGTAAAACATTACAAAAAAGACGGTAGTGAATACAAAGGTAATTCGCATAAAATGCCGAATGGTAGTTTACATACGAATAAATCACATACTAAAACAAGTGTGAAATTATTTCATTTTAAAGATTTAAGTAAAAAAGCAAAACTAAGAGCTAAAGGGAAAGCATAATGCCAAAAAAGACACATAAAACTAAAGACGGTAGAACCGCTAAAAAAGGACTTTATTATAATATTAATAAAAAGAAGAAGGAAGGTAAAAAACCTCGCAAAAAAGGTGCTAAAGGAGCTCCTACGGCGGCAGATTTTAAACGTTCTGCTAAAACAGCTAAAAAACCTATAAAGAAAAAGAAAAAGAAATAATGGCAACTGAGCGTAAAGAAAAATCTATACGCCGCACCACTAAAGGTAAGGGTGCTAATTACCGTAAAACTAAATCAGGTGCTGGGATGACAGCTAAAGGTGTAAAAGCCTATAGAAAGAAAAATCCTGGATCTAAATTAAAAACAGCGGTTACAGGTAAGGTGAAGAAGGGAAGTAAAGCAGCAAAAAGAAGAAAATCTTACTGTGCAAGATCAGCGGGACAAATGAAAAAATTTCCTAAAGCAGCTAAAAACCCTAATTCAAGATTAAGACAAGCAAGAAAAAGGTGGAAGTGTTGATATGGAAGAACCAATTAAAAAAAAGTTAGAGCTAGATATAGAGGTAACTCCCAATAACTTATCTCTAAATCCATTTCAAAAATGGATACATCTAGCTAAAACCGTAGACGCTTGGCGAATATTCCCCCGAGTTTTCGTTAGCGTCTACATCGTTTT